CATGCAATCGCCAACAGAGAAGGACGCATCAACACCGCTGTACGCAGCCTCATCAATCAAACCGACAGGCACTGTAGGCATGTGCGCAGCGTCACGGGCAATGAACACGTCATGCCTGTCAATGAACGCATAACCCGCATTCGAGTCACGGGTGATCGCTATCTGATCCAACACACTAGCATTGTCGTTGACCGCAACCACCGTAACAGCGCCAACCTGACCAGACGAGCCGTTAATCTCAAACGGCACACCCTTACCCTCCAACAGCTCAGGCAGCTCAGTCAGCAAAGCAACACCGCGTGACTCCGGCTGCTGAGACAAACGGGTAATGTTATCAAACGCTGACAACACAATCTGCGTATCTTTAACCTGAGGCACACCCTTGTTCTGAATGTACGTGACCGCAGCCTCGTTCAACGTGCCGGAATACAAATCTTCCCACACACTGTTACCGTCAGCGTCAGGCGTGTTAACCCGAATACGCACAGCCTGACCAGGCCGCAACGTGTTACCCGTAGCAGGGTCCAAACCGGAATCCAAAATGGTTGCAGACATTGTGCCAACGTCCAAGGCGTCACGCTTAACCGTTATCTCAACAGTCGGGCCTAACACATCCTGCCAGTTCTCATACTCCGCATACGGTGTAACATCAACAATTCCCGACGTGGCAGCCGTTGACAACATCACATGCCGAAGCTGCAACAACTTGCCAGACGCAGGAACACCAGCGGAAGTGTTGGAGTAATGGTTAACCCGCACACGCGCCTTCACCGTCAACGCCGGCAACAGGTAAGCAGTTGTCCGCTGAGCCGTCCCCAACGCCGACAGGTAACCGGTCTGGGCTGACGTGCCAATCACAGTCCCAGCAGCGTTCAAAGCCTCAACGCACACCTTGTAATAACCGTCAACGTAGGTGCAAACGAACTGGGCACCCACATACTGACCGGCAACCACAGCGGCAGGCTCAGAGTAAAACACTTGCGTACCCGAACCGCTTGACTGATAGATCAGCTTAGCGCCAGGGATACTCTTATCAATGTTTTTGTTAGAAGTTGACGAACCGACAATGGTTGAACCAGCCAAAGGGGTAACCCAACCCCAAGCGCCCTTAACGCCATCAGGGTTACGCAAACGGTTAAACACAGCCCCAACAGGTTGAGGAACGGCAACCTCGAGCCGCAATGCATCCGAAAACTTACCAATCGACGCATACGTTGACGTCACCGTAACCTGCTGAGACGTGCTCAAATTGCCGTTAACGGTCAACGAAACAGTGTAAGTCCCAGCAACCGCGTACGTGTGACTGACCGCCTGCGTTGTTTCCGTGGGCGAACCGTCACCAAAGTTCCACAGGTACGAAGTGCCGTCCGTAATGGAAGGCGCAAACGTCACAGCTAAAAGGTTCTTCGTTGTCGTAAAGTAATTGTCAGTGTTCGGCGCAGCCGTAATCACAACAGACTTAGTTGTGGTGTGCGACCGTTGCGTTTCCGTAGTCGAAATGGTCAACGCAACATTGTACGTACCCGCCTGCGAATACGTGTGACTCGCCAGCTCGCCCGAACCGTTAGTTGTGTTGTCGCCCCACGACCAGGAGTAAGTGTCAACAGGGTCATTCGACGGGGCAACAGAAGACGAAGCGTCAACGTCCAAGTTCAGATACGTTGCCTGAGACGTGTAGCCAGCGGTGAACGTACCAGACGGCACAGTCAACACCTGTGAAGATGTGACGCTCTGACCGTCAGGGGCGGACGCCGTAGCCGTGACCGTGTAGAGCCCCGTGGCGGCGTACGTGTGCGTCATCGCCGTGAAGTGGTTGGTGCCCACGTGCGGGTTGGACTGGGTGGAGGTCCCGTCACCCCAGTTCCAGGTCAGGGTGGTGAAAGCTTTTGTGTTGGCGGCGTTGTGCAGCACAGAGATAGTGCGAGAGTTCGACGCCAGCGTGGCCGTCCAGGCAGCATCAGCCGAGGTCAGAACAGCCGCGGGGCCGGCTGCCGTATTGGTGTCATAGACGAACCCGCCCTTGATGGTAACATCAATCGGCACATTGTCGGGAAACTTGATGACGTACTGGCCCGAAGCGCTTGCCGATTCGGTCGGGTTGTTCGGCAGTCTCCGGTAGGTGACGAACGCCCCCACCGGAGAGGGAGTGAACACGTCCCGGTAACCGCTCTGATTGTTGGTGTTGCGCACAGCGTAGATTTCGCTCGGCCCGTAGGAGGCGGCCGTGTTGCGCCGAACTTGCAGCCCGTTGAGGACCAGGGCCACCCCGTTAGGGATCGCCGTCAAGCCAGTGTTCACGCGCAGATCGTCAAGCCTGATGTAAACCCTGCGGTTCGTCCCTGACGGCGACACAAACCGGCCACCCTCAGCGCTGAAGGTAAGAGAGTTGCCCGTGACGGTAGGGGAGTATTCCCAGTGGCCGAGAGTCAGGTTCGGGTCAGTGTTGTACTGCGTCATGCAACCCGCCTTCCACCAGCAGCATAATAAGCGTCAAGCGTTTTCTGAATGGCCCGACCAGTAGCAATAGGGTCAGCACCAACAGGAACATTCACCGTCACATTGACCGTCGCAACCCCACCGCTCGAGCCAGACCCAAACGACGAACCGCCAACAGGGACAGCGCCAGACGCAGACAAACGCACAGACGGAGACAGCACAGGAGACGACACACTGTCAAACGACTTGGCTATAAGCTTCGTCGTGTTCTGCAGTTGACGCTTAACCCCATCCTCGCCCTTATCAAACCCGTCAACGAGTGACTGCATGATGAGCTGGCCGGCGTTGAACAGCAACTTAGCGTCACGCTGCGCAGGACCCTTCCAGTACGGCAACATGTCCGTCAGCCACTGCAGTTTCGCCTGCACAAACTGAATCATGTAATCCAAACCACCTAGCAAACCCTGAATGATGCGCCGACCAGCATCAGCCAGCCACGTACCAGCATCCTTAAAGACTTTGCCAATGGCACCAGGGATACCAGCGATACGCTTATAGACGTCGCCTACACCCGTTTTAACAGTCACTTTCATCGCCTGCCAAGCGTCAGTCACCGTCGTCGCAACGTAAGACCAAGCCTCGCTGAAGAACGTCATCACGTACACCAAGACACCAGCAATGTTGTCCCGAATGTCCGTGAAGGTGGTGACGATGAACTTCTTAACGGCCCCGAACACTGTCACAGCAACCAGCTTGATGCCAGCCCAAGTCTTGCCCAGGTCCGTCTTGAGTTCGTCCACAGCCCGCATAACGCCATCCTTGATGGCACCCCAAACCTTCTTGAAGAACTTGGCGATAGCCTCGAAAACAGCCAGGGTTACATCCTTAATGGCACCCCAAACCTTTGCGAACAGTTTGCCAATGTCATCCAGGTGTGTAGCCACGAATACGATGGCAGCAACCAGCAGAGCAATGCCGACAACGATAAGCCCAATAGGGTTAGCGAGCATGGCCGCATTCCACAACCACTGCGCAACAGTTATCACACCAACAATTCCAGCCAGAAGACCCAGTGTAATCACAAACGCCTTCACCACAGCAGGGTTAGCCTTAAGGAAATCAATCACCACACCGAGCGCCGTCATCGCAGGCTCAAGCGCCGTCTTAATCTCAGCAAACTTCCGCTTCACAGTTTCGATGGCTGGCGGAAGATGAACCTGCAGCCAGCCTGCAAACTCAGACAGCTTAGGAACAACCTTGTCGTTCAAGAACTTCAACAGTTGATTCAGAACAGGCATCAGCGCAACACCAATAGATTCCTTGAAGTTGTCCCAAGCAACCTTAGCCTTGTCAGCAGCCGTGGCCTGAGCCTCAGCCGAACCGCCGAACTCTTTACGCAGCTCGCCCAAGATGATTTTCTGAGCGCCAGCCGTGTCGCCGGCCTTCTGCATGGCCTTAATCTGCTTTTTCTGCTGATCGGTGAAAGTCACACCAACCCTCGACAAGGCGGCAACACCCTTAGTCGGGTTGTTCAACGCCTTACCAAGCATGACGTTCGCTTTAACCTGATCGACACCTGTAGCAACAGCAAGGTCTGTGCCGACCTTAGTGGCCTGCGTAAAAATGTCATTGCCAGCGCCAAGTTTGTCCTGCACACCAGTAAACGTGGCAAGCATGTTTTGACCGGCTTGGATTTGCTCGTCGTCAATGCCAGTCTTCAACGAAATGGCGTTAGCCAAATCAGCGAACCCCTTAGCGGACAAACCAGCAGTGCCGCCCGTTGACTTCAGCACAGCCTCAGTCTGCTTACCAACCTTGATCGACTCCTGTGCCTCAGCAAAAGCGCCCTTCAGAAAACCGCCCAGCGCGTCTGCGCCCTGCTTGATTGCAGCAAAGGCAAACGCACCCTTGAGTGCGCCACCCATAGTCTTGGCTGACTTCTGGATCGTGCCGAGCTTGCCGTTGACATCGTCAACGCCGCGCTTCAAATCCTTAACGTCAGCAACGACACTGACCGCAATGTTGTTCGCCATAATGCCAGGCCCCTCACTTGTTACGTTTGTGGAGAACCCTCGCCCAAATGGCAACCTCGTCAGGGGTCATACGGTCATACTCAGCGCCAGACACAGCACCCTCACACGCCAACAAAAACGCAGCCTTGTACTCAAGGCTCGCCTCAATGTCAGCTAACGTGTCCTCGCTCAAAACGTCAGGCAGCAGCGGAAACACTTTTGTCGGCAGCCTCGACGTCATCAGAAATGTCAAACCCCAGAAACTCCATCGTCTCCGATTCGGTCATCTCCAAAAACTTTTCCCACGAATCATTACCGTTGACCTCACGGTGACGCTCATTCGCAGCAACAACCAACAGGATTTCCTGCTCAGCCTGAATCTCCGAAATAGACAGGTCCAACGCAGCACGCACCGCCAACCAACGACGGTTAGTGATAGCCTTAACGGTCTGCGTCAAAGCCTCATTCGCCTTCTCGTTGTGCAGCTCACGTGCAGTCTTCTCAACAGCCTTCTCAGCCATAACAAGTTCTCCCTAACCTATTTCAAATCAAGTTGTCTAATCAGGTTGCCAAGCTCAGACTCAAGCAACCGTGCAGCCTCGCCCTGCTTCTTCTCCACAGCGTCATACATAAACGGCTGAGCTTTAATGCCGTGATACCCGCCAAAGTGGATGACACCCGCATACGGAACGCGAGCGCCACCCGCCTTGACCACAGACTTGTTCTTAGTGTTGCTAGGCCGAATGCTCGCAGCCAGACGCCCAGTCAAATGCGGGGCAAGGCTTTTAGCCTCGCTAGCAACAACGGTGCCGATACGACGAAAAGCGGCCTTGAGGTCAGCAGCAGCAACCCCAAACTTTTCCATCGACCGCACAACATCGCGCAACCCGGTGACATGAACGCCTGGCTTCGCAACCATCGGTCAGGCAACAATCTTCGTGATATCGCCCACAACAAGCAGCTCCTGCTCGAAGTCAGCACCCTCGTTAGACGTGCGCGCCTCGTTCTGAATGCTGGGCTTGCGGCCAGTGTTCGCAGTGAACGTGAAGTGCGGCTTAGTTGAAGTCGCAGTCACATTCCCATGCGGGCCAACAATGACAGCAATGTCCTGACCCGGATTCGTCCACAGGTAAGTCCACAGCGAAAGCGCATCAAACGAAATGATCGACGTAAGCGCAAGCGTGTACTCAGCGGTCAGACCCTGAGCAGCCTCGTAGAAGGTAAGGTCGGAGTCGTCAGCCTCATCAGAGGTGAGTTCCCACGACTTAACATCATCGCCAACGAGGACAGCCGCAGCCGCACCAAGCTTGAACGAAAGGTAAAAACCGGTCTTGCCGCGCAGCCTTGCACTTGTAGCCATATTCAGGCTCCTGTCATGTAGAATTGATTAGAAGCCGCGATACGGCAACCGAGATAAACGCTTTTCTCAATCTCGAAATAGATAGGTTGTGCAACCTCAGTTGTCCAAGGCGAATCGCCCGAACCCTCAAAGTGAGGCAGGACAGCGTTCAACATTTCGTCCAGCGCAGCAATCTCACGCTGAGACGTCCCACACTCAACCGTTAAGTAAACGGCAAGGTTGATTTCGTAAGCGCCGAACGTTTCACCCTGCGTTAAGTAAGGGTCAGCCCCTGTGACAATGATCGACGGCGGGGCTAAACGCTCAGGCACATAGCCGAACACCCGGTAACCCGCATCGGATAGGCTCGCCTCAAGGTCAGCGCGCATCTGCGCAACGGTACTCAAAACACAAATCTATATCTGCGAATGATGTGCCAGACGGTAGCCAAAGGGTCCTTCGGGCCTTGCACCGGTTGACCTGTGCCGTAACCCACACCATCGCCACCGCCAGACGGAGACGTTGACCGTTTACGCACCGCATACCCAACCTCGAGCAACAGTTGAGCCATAACCGAATCAGGCACAGTCTTGTAAGCACCCTCAAGCGCATCGTCAACCAGCTCAATCGCAACGGCTAACGCCCGCTCAACATCACTGTTGACAGCAGCGCCGCAATAATCAGCCAACTGCTGAACGGTCACAGCACCCACAACAGGTGTCGTCCCGCCGCCTTCAACAATGATCGGCATGGTTAACCTTTCTTGACAACACGCTTGCGGGTGACCGCCTTGTTTTCAGTTTGAGGCTGCTCAACTTGCTTAACCTCAACCTGCTCAAGCTCACCCTCAGCAACAAGGCGAGCAGCTTTACGCTCAGCTAAAGTAGACAAACCAAACTCCTAACGGTGTGCGCAACGGCTGGTCGGCATTCGTGAACCGACCAGCCGCACTGTCACACTTGAACTGAATCAGACGGCGGTCACGGTGCAGAACGATTGAGGGTCCAAAACACCAAACGCCTTACGCATCTCAGCCAGGATCGCCAGCAGGTTACGCGTAAAGAAGTCGCTGTGCTGATCGGAAACCATGACAGAAACACCTTCACGGTCCCACAGCACAGCCTGCGAAAAGTCGCCCACAAGCAGGGTGTTCTCAGGGATAGCCTCAGACACCACAACGCGCAGACCCCACAGGGTGTTAAGCTGCTCAATCGACGCACGCGGGTCGCCCACCAGGTAATTGCCGGCAGTGTCCTTAGCGGTCAGGAAACCGGCGCTGTACCAGTCGTTCGGGTGAGCAATCAGAGCGTTGGGCCGGCGACGCCCGACAACACGGACAGCCTTGATCGCGTCAACCACAGCGTCAATGTCAGTGCCAGCAGAGCCGACAGTCTGAATGCCAGTCGTGTTCAGGATACCGGTAAAGTCCTCACCGGTACCGCCACCCGAAAGAATCTGATCCTCAAGCTCCTCGTTCAGGCCGTACACCAGGAAGTTGTTAATCAGGGTGCGCACCTGGCCCGCATCAGAAGCAGCGCGCTTCGTGATCGGAATCCAGTGAGCAAGCGTCTTAACAGTGGTGGACACAACCTCGAGCGCAAGAGCAGACTCAGGCTTGTAGCCGCCGCCAGCGTTAAGCACCAGCGGGCCAGTCGAAGCAGACTGGGTGGGCGCAGCAGACGACGTGGCTTCAGCAACGGTCGCCGCAGCGTTCGTCTTCGAGGTCACGCGGACATACTCAACGGTGTCAGAAAGGGTTGAGCCCTTCGTAACCAGGTCGGCAACGGTAAGCTCGCGCTGTCCAACAAGATCGGTCAGGCCGCTGAACCGGTCATTCTCAACGAACGCGCCAGCAGAAGTGCTGGACAGGCCGGTAACGAGCGCCTTAGCGTCAACCTCGAACGGGTTGGACTGAACGCCCTTGACAGCGTTGGGGATGATGCCATTCTTGGCGAAACGGCCAATGAAGTCGCCGTACGCAGCAGACTTGGTGAACATGTCGCCAAAGGTTTCGCCAGCCTTGGGCAGCGCAAGGCCACTCTCAGACTTGATGACAACCTTCTCAGACTCAACCTTGGGGCTGTCCGAGCCGAGGCCGCGCATGAACGCCTTAGCGTCAGCAAGGTCACCCTTAAGCTCAGCGTCAGCCTCAACCGCTGCACGGAGAGACTTAATCTCCTCCATGCGGGCCTTCAGGTTGCTGATGTCATCACCTGAAGGGGCAGCGTTCTTAGCGTCAAGCTCATCGCTGAACTGCTCAAGGCTCTTAACGGCTGAAGCCAGCCGGTCACGATTACTCATTATGCCTCCCAGGGCATGCCAAACGAAGCCCGGTAAAGGCTCGTTTTATGGGTTTACGGGTTAGGTTTTACGCTTTGTCAGCGTAAAAGGCAGCCATCAGGCGTGCCTTAACCACATGGCTTGCCAGAGACTTACCGGCTGTGTCAGCGGGCTTCTCAGGGGCAGTGGCAGAATCAGGGGTGACACTTGCACTGTCAGTCTTCTCAAAGTAAGACTTAGCTGACAGGACTAGCGCGTCACGGTTAGACGGAATGGCAACGAACGCACCGTTAAGCAGCTCAGCCTTAACAATGTGCTGCACACCGTCCTTCTCTTCACGCTTCGCGCCCATGAAAGCAACGCTGGTCGTGGTGATGTGGCCTTCGCGGACCAACGTACGAACCTCTTGCGCTAACGGTCGGCTCGAGAACGTACCCTTAACGCGCAGCACATCGCCGTCGTAGTAGGGGACACCTGAGCCAACCGTTGCAGCAAGGGTCATGCCGTGGTCAATGTCGAACGTGATACGGCCAGGCAGCGGCTCAAACACCTTAGCGTCGATCACTTCGCCGTCACGGTCAACGGAAGGCGTAGACAGAATGACGTCAAACTCACCGTTAGGGTCCGAACCTTCATCCTCAACCGACTTAACGTCGCCCAGGGCAAACATTTTGTTGCTCATATCGCCCTCCTAGGCGTCAAGTTCAGTGCGGATACGGTCACGCAAACCGGCAACAGTGCCGTCGTACTTGCGTTCACGGTGAAGCGCTATCAGCACAGCACCAGCATGGTCCTCGTCCAAATCCTTGACCAAAAGCATGCCGTCAACGTCATCAAGGCTTTTCTGCCACGACAGCCGACCCATAACAGTCCGCGCAATGCCCTTTGCGGGGGCTACAGGGGCATTTACAGGCACTTGCGGCTCAGGGGCTACCACAGGCACAGGGTCAGGCCGTGAAGCCGCCTCAGCGTCAGCCTTAGCCTTAGCATCGATAGCGTCAAGCGGCATCGTCGCAGTGTTAAGAAAGATCCGGTCAGTACCCTCAATGAACGGCAAGTTTTCGATACGCCGCTTCTCAGCAATCGTCATATGGTCAGCCATCTTCAACGCCGTCTGCCTAGCCTCAAAGTCGCCACGCAAAACAGCATCCAGCAGATACTCTGCGTAAACGTCATCTTCAGGCCACTCAACCCTACGCAGCTCCAACTCAATCGTCGCCTCATGGCGTGACAGGGGAGGGGCCATCGTATCCCGATACATGCTGCGCATCTGCTCAGTGATATTCGAGAACGTAGCATGGTCCAAAATGTGAACGACAGGCGGCGGAACGTCATACACGGCGCAAATCTCTTCACGGTTAAGCTTCCGCGTCTCAATGTACTGCGCTTCCTCAGCGGTCAACGTCATAACCTGAGGCTTCATGCCCTCTTCAAGGATTAACGTTGAACCAGTGTTACCTGACCCGCTGTGCACATTGTCAATCTGAGCCTTAAGCCTGGCCTGAGCTGCAGCGGAAAGGTTCTGCTCATGCGTCAACGCCATAGCCGGCCTAGCGCCACGCGCCCAGAACGACGACGTAGCGTTACGCGCTGACCACTCATTCTCAAGCGTTGACCTCAACGGCTCAAGCGGAGACAGCGACTCAAACCGGCTAAAATGCACAAGGTCAGAGTCAGGGATGTCACGCATAACCGTTTTGCCATTGTTAAACGTCCAACGGTCATCGCTGACAGACATGTGCGTCGGATGCAAAGGGTAAAGGCCAACAACCTTGCCAGCCTTACGCTTCTTCCACCAAAACGCATGCCCGTGAATGTTCTCCGTTGCCGAAGTCCACTCCTTCAGCGCATAGCCAGACAGGCCAGGGTTAGGATTGTCCAGCAGCTTAGCCATCGGGTGATCGTCAACCCGCTTACGCCCATCCTTAACACTACGCTGATACACAGGCATAGGCAGGCGAGCCTCAGCAGTCGCCAACTTGTTGACCAGAACGTAAACCCACTGCTGACAGCGGTACATCTCCGCATACACAGACGGCCAACCGCCAGACATCGCCGGCATGTAAGGAAAGTAGCTAGAAGACGGAGGATCAGTCAACGAAAACGGTGTTTTAGTCACAATTTGACCGTTAGAAAGGAACATTTCAGCCCCTATCAGGGTCGGTTAATGTAATGAACGTCAGCGTTGAACAAGATAATCTCGCCGTCAACAGGTGCATTCGTGCCGTTTTCGCCATGCCCAACAGCCTCAGCACGCCGCAAAACCAACGCCTTATCGTCACAAGAGTACAAAATACCGGTGAAACACAGCCCATCTTTGAGCGTAACCATCACCATTTCACGAAAACGAGAGGTCAAAATCTTCGAACGGGTCACAAAACGACCAAACCTCTCGACTCATAAACAGAAACAGTGGGCAGCTCAGGAAGAACGCCCCACATAGCAACAGCGCCATCGGCTGCTATCAACGGGCTAGCGTCAATAGGAGACTTGTGCCGATCCCACACCCACAACCCATCACCGCTAGGCCGTGTAGCCGCAGTGGCTGCAGCAACGTCCAGCAAAGGGGAAGGGTGATGCGTCAAACCAGCAGGCGGCTCGCCATCCTTCGTTTTCGACTCACACACCAAACGGTAAAACGCCTGCGTGCCAGCCCTAACGTCGTCCAGCGTCCTGCGAACCACGGGGATGCCGGCGAGCTCCCAGCCGCCCAGCAAGGGGCTAACAGGGGCACCCTTCTCCGCAGCGCCAACCTCGCTGATGATGTTCAACCGCTGCAGCAGCCACGGACCAACCCAGTCATACCCAGGACGGCTAGCAACCAGCTCCACATGCAGCCGACCGTCAGCCCTCAACCCCGAAAAGGCGATGTGTGACCGCTCAGAGTTAGCCGAAACGTCAACGCAACACTTCACAGGGCCAACAATCGGGCTAGACTTATCCCAACCCGCATCCCACGAACCGGAAGGGAACGGCCCCTCGAGGGAACCGTCAGACC